ATGACATATTACAACAGAAATGCGCAGCTCATAAACACGCTGAACAGCTTCCTGCAATACAACCCGCAGGAGTTCTTTGTTGTAGTGGTGGATGATGGCAGCCCGCAGGATGTAACACTCCCGGATAAATTGCCTTTTTCTGTTGTGGTGATAAAGATGAAGAACAAGAACTGGACACAGGGTGATCCGGCATATAATGTTGGCTTTGCCTATGCGCTAAGTAAGAACCCTGATATTATCATAACACAAAATGCAGAATGTTATCACCTGGGAGATATAATAGCACACGCAAAAAAGCACGTGACAGATAGCAATTACATAGCTTATGGATGCTACTCGCAGGGGAAGGATGAGACACCGGGGCAATTCATAAATAGCAAAGGGGCATCTTTTGATGGGGAGAGTGCATGGTACTGCCATCCCGTATACCGCCCGAAGCCTTACCATTTCTGCAGCGCGATATCAGCGGGCAACCTCAGAAAGATTAACGGATTCGATGAGCGTTTTTCATTCGGTGCCGGCTTTGATGACGATTACCTATTGCACCAGATCAGGAGCCTGGGCCTGGAAATATACATTACCACACAGCCTATTGTCATTCACCAGTGGCATGAGCATAACCCTTACAAGGGACATGATGAGGCCAAGCTGCTCAGAAAAAACCATTTGATATTTCTTTCACTGATAAAGGATAATAACTACAGAGCTAAACATATAATAACTGCCGACCTATGATAAACAACTGCAAATACGACTACTCAACGCATCTTCCGCTGCTCAGGGCAGTGATGGATAATATCAAACCTGCCTTTGTCCTTGAACTTGGGACCGGCATTCACTCAACCCCTGTTCTTTCAAAGGGCAATTATCTGGGAATAGAAAATGATCTCGAATGGATGGCTGAGGTCAATAAGGCCTGCCAGGCAAAGATAATCCACCAGCCAACAGATATTGACATAAGCACACCGCTCAGGGCACTCACCGAGGCGCAGCAAAAAGAGATAACAGATTATTACAATTCCCTGGTCATCCCGGATGTTTTGCCCAGGTTCCTGTTTGTGGATAATTATACCGGCTTTCGGACGCTTGCCATCAATGCACTCAAGGAGAAGTTTGATTTTATCGCTTACCATGACTGTGAACCCGCAGGCATAGCATGGTATGATTATGACAGGCTGGACAAGAGGGGATATTACTCATATTACATCTGCAGCCCCTCGTCATGGACCTGCCTGATGAGCCGCAGGGCCGTTGAACTTCCGATGGATAACTACATAAAGGAATATCTGAAAGAGTGGCCCGCTTGCAATTACCTGACTTATGTTACCTAAGAAACTGCATCTCTACTGGTCCGGCGACAGGCTGCCTTACCTGGGCTTTCTGACTGCTTTTACGTTTAAGCATCTTAATCCGCAGTGGGAAATAAACCTGTGGACCCCTTTGATTAAAAGCCAGCTCAGAACATGGGCTTCTGATGAGCATAGCTACAGTGAGAAGTTTTCCGATTGGACAGCCAGGTTATACAGCATAGCGGATGTTGTTCATATTGTTGACATGCGGGACCTTGGAGTGGGTAACGATATCTCAGAGATCCACAAATCGGACCTGCTTAGATATTGGTTTTTATACCAGCAGGGCGGAATTTATTCAGATACCGATATCCTGTATTTCAAGCCCGTGGACAGCCATCTCTTTGAAGATCATGAGTCTTTTATTTGTCCTTACTCTTATGGCAATTCGATTGGATTTCTGGCAGCTCACAAGGGATCGAAGTTTTATGAGTTTATGTTTGACCAGGCAAGGAATGGCCCGTTTGACAGCTACCAGAATATCGGGGCAGAACTGATGAACCGGCTCGCACCCGGCAACATTGAAGGGATGGGCCGTATATCCATGGACATGGTTTACCATTACAATGCAGATCATGTAAAGGAGATATTTGAATCAGATCTGATATACCCCGAAATATCAATCGGTCAACACTGGTATGCGGGTCATCCCTGGGCGGGAGAGTTTCTTAATGCGACCAACGGGGGAATGATCCCATTTAAGGCTGGTATCGGTAAGATGATCCCGCCTCCCGGACTTAATGAATACGGATATAACTTTGAAACAGGAGTCTGATCTATGCCCGACATAAACTCAGAATATAAAAAACGCTTCATGAGTCGCCAGCTTCTCTTTGAGCAGCGCTACCGGGATATCTTTGACCGCATAGCAGATCAATTCTCACGCCTTGCAGCGGATCCTAATGCGCGGTTTACAAAAGCCTTCCGCTTCCCACCAGTACTGGTAAGAAAGATGGATGGCATCATAACGGATATGCATGGTGAGGTGCTAGCAGTAACGGAAGATGAGATAGCCCGCATGTGGGACCTGAGCAACCAGAAAAATGACCGCCTGGTAGCTGAGTACCTTCGCACTATCAGCGACATAAAAGCATCACAGAGCGCAGCATATTATATGTCTAACACCCCGGCATTAAAAGCATTCCTATCAGCCAAGCATGGCACAGAGACACTCAGTGAGATGGTATGGAAGGTAGCAGGACAGTTCAGGGCAGAGATGGAAGTTCACCTGGGGCTGGGTATTGTCAATGGTGACAGTGCACAAAAGATAAGCCAGAGGATACGGCAGTACCTGCAGAACCCGGATGCGCTGTTCAGAAGAGTGCGCGATGCATCCGGTAAGCTGGTCCCCTCGCAGCGCATGAGAGACTATCATCCGGGACAGGGAGTATACCGAAGCGCTTATAAAAACGCAATGAGGGTGGCACGGAGCGAAACGAATATGGCATACCACAGCGCAGACAACATGCGCTGGAGCCAGATTGATTTTGTGAAAGGCATCAAGATATCCCTTAGCGCAAGTCATCCACATTACAACTTCTTGGAGATATGTGAAGAGCTGGCAGGGGTTTATCCGAAAGACTTCCAATGGACCAATTGGCACCCCAATTGCTTATGCCATGCCACTCCCATACTTACCAGCCACACTAATTTCAGAGAATACCTCAAGACAGGACAAAGAGAAGTTAATAACTACGTGACCGAGTACCCGGAGAGCTTCAAGGGATACATAAAAAACAATTACGAAAGGCTCAACAACTACAAGTCCGTGCCCTATTGGATGCAAAATAACATGGAAATTATTGGAAAATACGTAAATGTTTAGTATCTTAGCTCTATGAAACGATTAATACCCATATTGTTATTTGTAGTTTTTATTTTTGCATCATGCGAGAAAGAAAGCTGCTGGAGGTGTCAGCATATCAATGTCCAGACGGGTGAAGAATTTCATGAAACCTATTGTGGTATAACTCAGACTGGTATCGTGATACTCGAAGAGAATCTTCTCGATGAGCACATTGTATCCCATTGTTCAGAAATAAGGTAGATGCTAAAATAATACCAGATATCGGTTGCCGGTAAACATGCCAGGACAAAGGAACCGGATAGCCTCTCATTACTGAGGGGCTATTTTTATTGTCCGAAATACTGCCATTTGTCAGTAAAACGCTGTTAACTGTTCATAAATTATTAACATATGGTTTAGTCGCACACCTTTCAATGCGGTAATTTTGTATTAAACATTGCAACAGATACTGCCAAAAAGCAGTTTAATTGCTAATAAGGGGTAAACAACTAAACCTTAATATTTTTATGAAAGAAAAAATTTTATCATTCCTGAAAACCAAACTCAATGGGGTACAGGAAAATTATTTATCCGGGATTGCAGACCACTACGCAAAAACCGTGACAGAAGAATCACAGATCGAGACAACGCTGACAGACGGGGTCATTGATCTTCTAAAGCTCAACGCTGCTTATTTTCAGACAGAAGGAGACCGCAGGGCAACAGAAGCAGCAGACACAGCACTTAAAAATTACCGGAAGAAACACGGACTTGACGAAAACGGTAAGCCTATAAACACAGGTGACCCGAAAAAGAAAGACAAGGACGACAAACCGGACCCGGATGAGCCTGCATGGTTCAAAGCATATCGTGAAGCGAAAGATGCTGAGATAGCAGAGCTCAAGAACACATTTGAACAACAGAAGAAGGAAAAGGCTTTGAGTGCACTGACTGATAAAGTCAAGACGCATGATAAGCTAAAAGGGATTCCGGCTTCATTTCTCAAAGGACGTAATCTGGTCCCAGGATCGGAGGACGAAATCGATCAACTGGCTGCATCCATAGAAGCAGATTACACAGCATTCAAACAGGAGATGGCAGAACAGGGGGTACATATCTCAGTACCGCCAGCGGGCGGCAGCGGCATTAAGGAAGGTGCTGCACTCGGCAAAGCGATTGCCGAGAAGAAAAACACCAACACGTCTGATGGTGTGAAAGGTAAGACGATATAACTAACTAAAAGAAAAAATTAAATGAACATAACAGAAACATCCATACCGGGAAGAAACGTCGTATGGGAGTCAATCCTTGACGAGGTTCCTGGAGGTGTGTCAGTCGATGTTACCAGGCTGGACTATACAGCCGACGGTAAAGAATACCTCCCGGCAGGCACACCAGTGTATGTTGACCTTTCGACCAGGGTAGCTGAAGTATGTAAGTCAGCCGCTGCAGCAGCATCGGGGACCGCTACAACAGTAATACTACCCAAAGAGCACCACTTTAAGGTCGGAGACTCAATAACAGACTTTGCATATTGCTGTATCATCTCAGACATTACGGAAGGTGATGATACGGATACTCTCACAGTCCCAACAGGACTTATAACAGCTTTGGGCACCGTATATGGAGAAGCAGCCTCGGCTGCATCCGGTGCTTATGCCTCATCCCTGAGATATACCCCTAATGGTATGCTCAAGGACAAGATACGCATAGCAGAAGGCAATGCCGATGGCGCTGTTGTCAAGATAGGTTCAGCTCGTGAAGATGCTCTCACCTTCCCGATACCTGACACTTATCAGATAGCTCTCCGCGGAGGAAGCTCCGGGACAGGAACCAGTTTAATAACCTTAGTTTAACCTTAGTACAATATGAAAACACCAATTATAGAAGGCGTAACCCAGGCAGGACTGGAATCCTATCTCGCAGCAAGGCAGTATGAGGAATTATACTGGCCGACATTATTCCCGCTCAAGAACGTCGATCTACTCGACGGGAAAACACTCATCGGCGCCGTTGGCAGCCGTGTAGCAGCTCACGTTATCTCGTATAACTCGAAAGCACCGGAAGCCGGAAGAAAAACACTCACCACAAGGCATTTTGATATCCCGAAAATAGCACAGTCAAGGCGCAAAGAAGAAAAGGAGATCCTCGAACACAGGATCACCAGAAGCATCAGAGGCAATGACGCAGTTATTGAGGATTACTTCAACGATGTCGACTTTGTCTTTGACAGCGTCATGGGACGACTGGAATGGATGGCTCTTACAGCCCTCTCGACAGGATACCTGCAGTTATCAACAACTAACAATCCGCAGGGTATCATCAACGAAACGACCATTGACTTCGGACTACCGTCAGATAACAAGAAATGTGTTTCAGTTGTATGGGACTCCACTACTGCCGCCAATGGCACAATGGTACCGATAACTGATTTCCTTGCCGTTGTAAAAGCAGGACGTGCTGCAGGAATTAAATTCAGCAGGATATTGATGACAACCGATACCTTTGACCTGATGTGTACTGCAACCGGCTTCACGAAGTATTTTGCAAATACACAGCTAAGCTCTGTCACCACAGCACTCACATTGGAGAATATCAACCAGGTGCTGACAGCTTACCGTATACCTCCGATAACACTTATTGATACTTATGTTGGTATCGAGGACAAGGCAGGTGACATAACACAGGTTAACCCCTGGTCAACGACTCACATACTGTTTGTCCCTGACGTAGCTGTCGGGCAGATGTATAACGGGCCGATAGCCGAGCAGCTTGAAAAGCCGGATGGAGTACTCCTCTCAACAAGAGGTAACGTCTCACTCTCAATACGAAGAGAATACAACCCCGTCAGTGTACTGACCAAAGGTGAATGTAATGCATTCCCATCATGGCCAACCGTTGACAGGTGTTTCAACCTCTATACAGCCAATGCTAGCACATGGGCTTAATAGATTCCTCTCATCTCTTTAATTAGAAAGGGCCGTCTTAGCCGGCGGCCTTTTTTTTAAAACATTTGTGTGATGACATACCTCGAAGCACTGAAAGCAAAACTCAACTACCCACTAACGGATAACGCCTTCACTCTGGCATTGACCGATAGGGGGATTACAGCATCAGCAGACTACAGCAATATCAGCAGTTTTCAATTGGCTTATGCCGATACCATAATGACACTTTTAACATCTCCTAACATACGCGAAGGAGGGTACTCAATATCGCTCAGCGAGAAAGAGAGCCTGAAGAAACTAGCACAGGGGATATATGAAGCCAATGGAGAAGCCGGGCCAATACCGAAACCCACTGCTAAATTTGTTCAACGCTGGTAGCTATGGAACAGTACCCAGACAGCATTGCAATTACCGTTCACGCCTCTGCCTCCCTTAGCAGCGGTGTATGGACGGCAGGGGCAACATCCGCTTATACCTTCGACTGCCGGGCAGAAGTGAACGGCACGGGAAGGAAGATACCCGGAGATGACGGAGTACTGATTGATTATGCTTTCGATGTTTATATGCCACAAACAACAACGATAATACCCAGAGATAGCGATTATGTTCTCACCTCACTGCTCAACGGCATAGTAGAGGGCAAAGTGAAACGATCATCCAACGGACAACTAAATTCAAGGCTATGGCTCTAAAAAGCAATTATAACTCTGCCAGTTTCGGACGCGACATACAGCGCCAGGCAGATAGCATACATGAGCGCATCCTTCAGACATTTATCCGCGCAGGAGAAGAGTTCGTTAAACAGGCCCGCGAACAGATGCAGGAACATGCAATGGGGACATATAAGGACATAACAGCTAATCTGAGAAACTCCATCGGTTATTACATCTTTCAAGATGGCAAAGCTATATTTCAAAACCCGGCCAGCAGCGATTATGCCGGACCGGAGTCAGAAGGGCGACTATCGAAAAGCGAGATTGAAAGTGCTAACACGGAGGCTATCAGGAGTATTATCAATCCGAGAGGTTTTCAGCTTATTGCAGTGGCAGGAATGAACTACGCTTCATACGTCGAATCAAAAGGGTACAATGTTATATCATACCAAGTTGACGTGATGGTTGTAAACCTGATGAGAGACCTGGAGTACCTCAATGTATTAGACAAAGGATCCGCAGCCAGATATGAAGAATCGATAATGCCGCAGTGATGACAGCTTTTAAATCGACAGACGAAGTAATGAAGATTGTTGAAGGACTACTGGGAAGCATATCCCAGCCGAAATACCTTAAAAACAGTCCGGAAGATCTCTCGCCGTCAGTGAAAGAATATGTTGTTATTAATGCGCTGCCGATAAATGTCAACGTGATGCAGAAGTGCTATGTCAACGTAAATTATCACGCCAGAGACATAGGACCGGGCAGGTACGATTATACGACACTTGCCTCAGCTTCACATTTCATAGCATCAGCCCTTGACGGGGTGACAGCATCGAGTTACATGATTGACCTGGAGTACCAGAAGACAATACCGGAACCGAAGAGAGGGGAACATTACACAAATATGAGATTTAGTTTCAAATACATTAATAAATAGAAGAATATGTCAGTTTACATATATGGAATATCCACAGTCAAGTACGGTGATGCGGCAGAGACAAACGAAATGCCGTCAGCACTTACGACTCTACCCAATACCGTTAAAGGATCAGTGATGCTTGATGAGACAGAAGGAACGACAACTAAGTTCTGGGTCGATCAGCAGTATGCACCAATACGGTCCGTAAAGACGGAAGAAGGAGAGCTCTCTGCAGTGATGCAGTTCTATGACATGACTTTCGCAACTCTGGCCGCACTCAAAGGAGGCACAGGCGACGCGTCAGGCTACACTCCCGCAACAGGCTACGTGACCGTTGAAAAGTCGCTGGAGATAACAACCGATGCAGGCTATAAATTCCTCATGTACAATGCAGCTATCGAAGCCCGTATTGTAGGGGGACTTAGCCGTGACAACATGTTGGCCGTCGAGATGAAGGCATCGCCTCAACTTACGGCCGATAACGCCGGAAGTTGGAAAATCGAAACAGTGTAACATGAAGGACTCCCTCTGATAAGGAGGGAATCCTTTTAAACTATGCAGGAGCAATCAGCAAATATCATCCTCGGACTTACGGGTCCCGGCGATAAGTTTACGTTGCGTTACGGCTTGTTAAAATTCAATTTATCTATCAGGCCGCTAAACGCAAAACAACTTATACGTATCAGTAAAGAGATATCGCATATAAAAGACTTATCCCACGATAAGAATATGTTTCCTGCACTCATGGACAGTGCAGATGATACTATTTATCTCGCCCGGGCTATAGCGATAGCCACAGGGACCAGATGGAGAGGACTTGTAACACGCGCAGTGATGCGCTTACCGCTGGAGGATATAAAGACACTTTTCAAGATACTGCACAAACAGTGCGACCCCGAACCTTTTTTTTTTACTATCATATTGGCGACAGGCCGCCTGAACGTACTGAAACCACCGGAGCAGTAGTAGGAGGAGACACATTCTTTGGCAAGATTGCACTGATGCGCACAAAGCTTCACTTATCAAACGATGAGATAATGAACAGAAGCTGGATAGCACTAAACCTTGAAATGGCCGACCTCCCCTGGTGGAGCCCCCATGCAAAAAAGGTTATTCGAGGTCAGGCAGCTATCGACCACTTAAAAAAATACACTAACAAGTCATAAATCAATGCAATGGCCTCTATCAAATATTCGGCAGAATTAGATACCTCAAAACTCGATAAGTCCATAAAGGACAGCAATAAGACTATCGGCGACTATGCAAAGAATATGGAGAAAGCCGGTGGTGAAATGGATAAGGCTTTTGACAAGTCAACCAAAAACCTTAAAGAATCCATTCGGGAACAAAAAGAGCTTATTAAATCGATAGAAAGAGATATAAAAGACTTACAGAAAGCATTTGATGATTCAATAGCTGGAACAGCAAAACTAGCAGTCTGGAAAGATTTAAAAGCAGCAAAGCAAGCACTAGCAGAAGAACAGGCCAGACTGAGTGACCTACAAAGAGAACAAGATGAATCTCAATATCCTAAAATCATCAATTCGGTAAAGAAATGGGCAGCTGGGCTAGTAACTCTGACTGCAGTCATTAAGACAACTAAGGCGATAATTCAATCTACCGAAACAACAATACTAAAATTTGAAAGTGCAGTAGCTCAAGCCAAAGCAGGTGTCGGTTATTTTTTCAAAGCAATAGCGTCGGGTGACTGGTCAAACTTTCTTAAGAATCTCGAGGCAGCAATAAAAGGGGCTAAGGATTATACAGAAGCAATAGCAAGCCTTACCAACAAACAAAACGAACAAAAGATCAAATCATCGGAACTCGATAAAAAGATCGGAGCGCTTCGTGATGAAACCTATGATCGTAATGCTGAGAATTATGAAAACAGAAAAAACGCCCTAGAGGAAATAATAAAGCTAGAGCGAGAAAAGTACACACAGGAAGCTGAATTAGCTAAGAAAGCCTATGAGATCAATCTCAAAAAGGCTGCCACCGATAGCGGATTATCGGAGAAGCAGATTGAGCATTTTATTACCGAATACAGCTCACTAGAAGAACTTATTGATAAAGGAGAAGAATATAATAAGCTAACAAAACTCATGTGGGGGCCAGGTGTGAACAATGAATACCTGGAAAGTCTTGAAAAAGCACGCAAAGCATTAGGGGAAAACGCAAAGGAGGCAGGGCTATATGCAAAGCAGGTAAGTAAGATTGTGCCTAAAGACAGGGAAGCATTATCTGAATATTTGGCAGCAGCCAATACAGCAGAGGCAGCATTCGCATCCAAAAACCGAAGGGATAAAATGCAGCTTGCAGAAGTCACGAATGCTATTATAAAAGAAGAAGAAAACAGAGCAAAAGCAATTACGGAAGAGGAAGAGAAACTAGCTGCTAAACTAAAGGAAATAAGGAATGAGGTAATTGCAGGGTATCTGGAAGGCAAAGACAAAGAGTTATTTCTCCTTGAACAGAAATACAAAGAGGACCTCGAACTATATAAGGACAGTGAGGCTATTAAGCTGTCATTGACTGAGAAATATGCTCAGGATCGGTATACTATTGAGATGAAGTACCTGGATAAAGTCAAGGCAGAGAACGCAAAGATGACAGCAGCCCTGCTGAAGATAGATCCTGGCAAAGGGTTCTCAATGCTCAACAGGACTCTGGGCGATAAAGCAATCGACGTCTCCGGGATGAAAGGGTTAGCTAAAGGATCTGCTGCATGGGCAGACAAGATGTCGGAAGAGATAACAGAAAACACTAATGAGTTACTCAAACAGCAGATTGAGTTAAGGAGGCAGATAACTGTAGAAGCTGCCAATCTTGTTTATCAGATAGGAGAGACACTCGGCCTTGATGATGAAAGCCTCGAAAAACTTGACGGACTTCTTCTTACTATCACAAGAGCCTCTTCGGGAGATATACCAGGCGCTGTCAGTTCTCTGCTGACAACGATATTATCCCAGATAGATGTTACGGATAAGTTTGCAGACAAAGTTGAGAGGCTCAATAAACTTATCGACCGACAGAATGATCTCATAAGAGAATCCGAACGGCTTGGAGGGACAGAGGGTGAGATGCGCAAAAGGATATCACTTCTCAATGAACAGTTAGCCCTTTTACAGGAAGAGTTAAAAAAGGCTGAGAAGTCACAGGAAGGGTGGTTCAACTGGTTCGCAGCATCCAATAAAGAGGTACAGAACCTCAAAGACAATATACAGGACGTACAGGATGCCATAGATGATGCAACGCAGGAACTGAAAGATTACATGGGGGGCTGGGTTACAGAGAACACTATCGCTGAAGCTATAGCTGAAGGATTCGCCTCCGGAAAGACATCAGTGGATGATTTTGCTGAGTACATGAACGAAGTCCTTCGTGATGCAATCCTGAATAAGTTTATGAGCGAGATGCTCGGTCCGGCGATGACCGAACTACAGAAATACATATCATTGTCACTATCTGACAATGTCCTCACTGCTGAAGAGAAAGCAGAGATAGACCAACGAGTTAAAGTTATTGCAGATAGTAACAAGGAGCTATGGGATGACCTGTCCGGCGCACTTAATATGGGTGAATCACCCACTACAGGGATGATGGGCATTGCACGACAACTGACAGAAGAGACAGGAGCGGAGCTGGCTGGATTATGGAGAAGGAGCGCGGATGACCAGAGACAAATGAGAGATTACACTAAAGAGGGGGTCAATCACCTGGTTGCAATCGAACATAACACATATAATACAGTAGAGGAGCTAAGGGTTGCCGTCAATGAACTACGCGACATTAATTCAAATACCAAACCAGTCTATTCGGGAGATATGTAATGACAACATATACATTAAATAGCGTCAATCTAACGACCTACGGGATAACGCCCGGACATGCCCCGGGAAGCAATATCGCTATGGCAGGTATATATGACTGCCCGCCACGAATAGGCGAGACACACCGCGAATGGGCCGATGATGATAGTGTGGAACCATACGTACTCGCTGACGAACTGTTCTATGGTGGCCGCGATATAACATTTTACGGAGCTATACTCGGAACAAACAAACAGATAAACGACTACCTGGAGGCATTATATGATGCAGTAGAAGCATTCGCCGACCTGGTAACACTTTCGACACCTTATGGTTCATTTAGCGTTCAGGTGAAAACTATAAAGCCTGAATTTTACATAGGTGGATGCAGCCTCGTGATAACATTTCGTGAACCGGTAGTCACTCTCGACAGTGGAGAGCTGCCATCGGAAGCCAGTAGCGCTTATATGATTGACAGCATACCGATGACATCCTTCGGGCTTTATTACAGCAAGGGTTCAGGACTACGTAGCCTGTCGGAACTCAAAGAACAATTTTATACTAAATATGGCGCAGAAGGCTACCAGATGACACGCCGTAAAGCTCGCAACTTTGGTATTCATGGTTTTATAATGGCATCCGGACTAACAGATTTCGAGTCAAAGGTAGAAGCCCTATATAAATGCTTTACAGGTACAGGGACACGGACTATTATTATCAACAGCGAGATAGAGGTGGAATGTTTTGCAGTAGAAGGATTCAAGGTGACAGGGGTAAGGCATTTTGTAAATGACATGATAGCATATTTCGACATGGATCTGATATGCACCAGCGTAACCCTTTACACAGCAGATACAACAGTAATAACAACCGATACAACAACAGTAACAGTTGATTCAGCATAGATGACAACAATAGGAATATACCGCCCAGGGACGCCTGCAACACTACAGGCAACAGTCGACATCGACGAAAAAACACGCATGATAAAGAAGCTCATGGGTGACTGGCATGTGATTGCCGACTTCAACGTGACATCAGTGCTGGATATACAGATAGGAGATTATATCACCTATGACGGAGAGAATTATTATATCAACCGGCTCCCGGACATAACGAAGCTGAACAACGCCACATTTCAATACAAAATAGACTTTGAGCATTCGCTGTATAACCTCAAGAAGAAACTATTTATCAGCTATGACGGCCTCGCTGATTTCTCCTATAACGGTACAGCCGAGGACTTCATAACAAATATTGTCGCAGCTATTAACGAGATAGACAGCGGATGGACCGTCGGGGATATTGACTCCACAGATCCTATCACTTTGCAGTTTACTAACGAGAGTTGTCATGCAGCCCTTGTCCGGGTAGCTGAAGCCTTTGGCCTTGAATGGACAATAGCGAGTAAAGCTATCAGCCTCGAAGCATCAGTAGGGACAATACGCGAACTGACATTTGAATACGGCAGAGGCAGCGGACTATATAAGCTCACACGCCAGCAGGTCCATGATCAGAATATAACGACTAAGGTGTATGGCTTCGGAGGAGACAAGAATATATCAAAGGACTACCGCGACCGCGCCAAGAGGTTAGTGTTTGCTGCCACAGGACAACAGCCATACGCAGCATCCGCATATCCGTACCTGACAAATAATATTGACCTGTACGGTACTATCGAGGGACAGTTTACCGACGACAACATATATCCACAGCGTACCAGCACACTAACAGGTGCCAGTATCTCTTTTGCCGCAGCAGCGCCCTACGCTTTTAGCGAGAGATCAAGTTATGTTGAAGATTCTTCAATGGATTTCGATATTAATGACTACCTCATTGATGGCAAGGTGGCAACTATAGTATTTAAAACAGGGGACCTGGCTGGCGTGGAGTGTGAGATATGGAAGTATGATAATACAAATAAGCGCTTTTATATCCGTAGCTATGCCGACGTGGATGGCTATGTCATGCCTAATTATAACAGCGGCTCACCTATACAGCCGGAGATAGGCGACAGCTATACACTTGTTAATATAGCCATGCCTCAGACATATATCGACACAGCAGAGGCCGAACTCCTGGCAGCTACACAGAGCTATATCAATGAGAACAGCGTGCCGGCAGTTGTCTATGACTGCCTTTTCGACTGGAAATATGCCAAGACACAAGAGTTGGAGCTCGACGCCGGGGATAAGGTGACAGTCACCGATAGCGACCTGGGTGTCGATGCACAGGTACGAATAGCTGCCATTGAATACCCTCTTGTCAATATATACAAGATAAAAGCCACCATTGCAGATTTCGTACCATACACCCTGCAGGAGCGTATCATCAAAACCACCATATCGACAAAAAAAGAAACAGTATTTGTTGAACGTCGAAACACAGAACTGGCAAGGCGCAATACTATGCGGCAAAACCAGATGCAGGGTATGCTGTTCGACAGTGACGGATATTTCGACCCGGAGAATATCAAGCCACTAAGTATCGAGACGACATACCTGTCCGTAGGTACCAAGTCAAGAGATTTCTGGCTCAGCAACGTAACCATCAAAGCTAACTATGAAGGTGACGCTAATGCATTATATGTCACAGCCGGATCACTTATTCACCTGCAGCTGGAGATAACAGGTGTAGGTTACGAATGGGTTATCAGTACACCACTTGACCAGGACAGCCTGACACCTGCTACAGCTTATTACCTGTACGCTAAATGCAGCACGTCAGCACTAACTGGAGAATGGATCCTCTCCGCCAGTCAGATAACAACAGAAGAGGTATCAGGGTATTATCATTTTCTTATCGGTATGCTCTTTGCCGTATCCGACGACCGCCGGGATTTTGACTTCACTAACGGGATGACATATATCAACGGCGGCACCATAACAACAGGCAAGATACAAAGCATAGGAGGCGACAGCTATTTCGACCTGACACAAAATAAGTTTATGGTGGGGGACTCTAATAGCTCACTGGACTGGAACGTCACAGCAGCCAGCACACTGACTATCAAAGGAGCACTGGTACAAAGCGGAGCAGGAACAACCTCCGTGTTACCATGCTTCAGAGGAGCTTATGCCTCCGGATACACATATTACAAAGGTGATGAGGCAACATACGAAGGCTCTACATTCCGTTGGATAAATGATACTGCGGCAAGCGGTCAGACACCTGCCGAAGGTGGTTACTGGACCGTCATAGCAGCTGCAGGAGCCGGTTCAGAGCCGGGTCCGCAGGGAGACCCTGGTAATTATATTGAATACCAATATGCAAAGAACGGCAGTACGACAACGCCGCCGTCAATAGTTAATACCGACCTTAACCCTTCAGGATGGTCAACGACACCGCCATCGACAGGCAACCTCGAATACTTGTGGATGACCAAAGCCACAAAGACATACGATGGCTCAGTATTGATCAGTAACTGGACAACACCAGTAAGGATAAAAGGAGAGGTAGGCGCAACAGGGGATACGGGTCCAGCGGGAGCTACAGGGGCAAGCCCTGCCGGAGTATATAGAGGGGAGTATGATTCAGGGTCAACTTATTACGGGACAGAACACAGGGTTGACATAGTTTATTATTCTGGCCTTTATTATGTAGCCAGGGTGGATGCAGGTGACGGCTTTAGCGACAAGGTGCCAACAAACACAGACTATTGGAATAGCTTCGGTGCTAATTTCGAGAGTATAGCCACAGGGTTACTCTTCGCTGAATTTGCTTATATCGAAAATCTAGGTGTACGACATTTCGCAGGAGAGCCAGTCGGTGTGGGTGACCTTGATGGTACGGTAGCCAATACCACAGCCAACCTGCCGGATATATACAGGGTATACCTCTCAGGAGATAGCGGTACAGCTAACATAGAATGTAATGGTACAACCAGGCTGGCGACATTCAATAGCTCATTATCTCAGACATGCGCTGATTTCGTAGCAGCTTATGCGAGTAGTTATCCCGGGTTAACACTGGGACATACTCCCGGAAATGATTATTTCACATTCACAGGGATTATTACCTCTTGCTCATTGACCCCTGTAAGTCCTAGTCTTTATGGTTACGCCCAGCATTACCAGTCAGCCGTAGCCAGGAAAGACACCATCACCCTGACGGGAGATTCAGGACAGGCAGAGATCACTTGTAATGCGATAGAGACTATGATATATTACAATGATACACTTCCGCTTACAGCCAGTGGCTTTGCTATAGTCAACGCTTCCGGGTGGGCTGCCAGTGGTGTACTTCTTTCAGCCAGCGCACAGTATGTCATAGCAGAGGCAGCAACAGCAGGGCTAGACTTCACAGGCAGTACAACGATTGAAAATGTTGAAAACGTGTATAGTGGTGCAATTAAGATCGAGGGGAATGATATATGGGAAGATGCCGAGGAAAATAACTATGTCCTTTCAGGAAATGATTTAATCGCACCTTCTAGATTAGGAACTATTAATATCAATCGCCGAGGCTACCAGGGGGGATTTGCCAAAACACGTGAAGTTGTTATCTGGGATGGAATAGGGAATCAAATTATGAGACTGAGTGGCTTCCGTCAATCTGTTCTGGTGGCAGTGCCTAAGTTTCAATTACCATATATACCATCCTCTAATCCAGGGTTAGAGTTAGGCCAAATATACTACGATCCGTCAACCAAGAATTTAAAAATAGATTTATGATGAAAAAAATTTTATTGTTAATGATGATTGCGGCTCTTGTTTTTTCTTGTAAGACGAAACAGCCGCTTACCAGTACCCGTGCTCTTGAAACGGTGGATGTTGGTACTGCTGCAAATGACGGTACAGGCGATCCACTAAGAACAGCATTTCAGAAGATAAACACAGCTATCGGGGTGATGAATGATGTATCACTCGATCAGGCAACAGGGGCAACCGGTACAGGGAACTTGGTATATAGTGCCTCTCCAACACTGACAGGAACGGTAGTTCTGCCTTCAGCCACTTCAATAGGTGACGTTAGCTCGACAGAAATAGGCTATGTTGATAATGTAACAAGTAATATTCAGACACAGCTAAATGCAAGGGGCAGGGTAGCGACAATCACTGCTAATATATTGGCAGGAGAAGAAACAGATGTTACACTTACAGGGGTGACAGCAGAACCGTATAGCTTATATATTATTGATGCTGATGGGCTGAACATAACAGATGCCGTTAAAGATTCAACAGCACTATCGGGAGGGGTGTATCACACATATATTTATTCAGTAGATGCTAAAACAAACGTTAAAATAAGAGTATTATGGTAAAGAGATTATTATTCGGGTTATTGTTTCTGATAAGTATTACTGCTTATTCGCAGACTAATTACTATGTCAAAAACGGTGGCAGTGATAGCAATACGGGGTTGTCTGATGCGCAAGCGTGGGAGACTATTGCAAAGGTAAAAGCATCTACGTTTCAACCCGGAGATTCTATTTTATTTAATAGGGGTGATACATGGAAGGAAAGTTTAACAGTAAATCAGAGTGGCACTGCATTAAGTCCCATTACTTATGGTGCTTATGGAACTGGGCCAAAACCAATAATAACCGTAAAAGATACATTGGTAGGTTGGTCTGATGATACAAGATGGACGGAATATGGGACTGGGTCAAATATTTGGATGTATAAAGATGATAGTGACAATATCTATCCTCGTTTATGGATAAATGGAGTAGAGGAACCAATGGCTCAAACAAAAATTTTAGTGGATGTGGATAGCCCTTGGCGGTTTGATACTAGTACAGATTCGTTATATGTTTATAGTACGGCTAACCCCGGTAATGCTGCAAGCGGAATTACAAGCATAGAGGTTTCTTGGACATATAAAGCTACATCGCCAGAAATATATAGACAATATGCCATAAGGCTAACATCTAAAGATTATATTCATTTAACTAATCTAGATATAAGGGGTGGTAGCACTGGCATAAGATTAACTAATTGTGATTATTTTTTAATAGATAGTTGTGACATTGGTTATGATGGATTTTATGGATTAGTTGCGACTGTGTCCAGTGTAGATAGTACAAGTAACGGGGGAATAGTGAGAAAATGCAATTTTGATACACATTTAACTTTAAAGCTTGATTTTTATGATGATTATTTTGAGGCTGATGATGGAATACAGATATGGGGTAATTGTGATGATTGGGAAATAGATAGTTGTTATTTTAAAAACTGGAGACATAGTGGAATATATCATTTCATAACATCAGAAAGTGCCTATGAAACGAATAACCTGTCAATCCATCATAATTATTTTACGGCTCCGGATATTCAGAGCGGTAGAGGTATGGGTATTGGAACTAAGCCCGGATATGGCACTGGACATAAGATTTATAACAATTATATCTATAATACAAATGAGCCTGAGCAGATAAGTGGAAATGGAGTTCAGTATTATTATAACGTAATTGATAAGGTTAATGGTCACATTGGGAGAGCTACTACTTATTGGGGCGGATTAGCTTTGGATGCGTATTCGGGAGGTGAAGTAAAAAACTGTGAAATATACAATAATATAATAGCAAATTGTTATAGTTATGGGATTGATATGATTACCCATAATGCTAATGAATTTACAGGAAATAAAATATACAATAATATACTATATAATAATGATACAATTAACGGTATTCAAATATGGATTCAGGATGCCGCAGTAATAGAAAACAATGGGTTTAAAAATAATTTAATATATAAAGAATTTCATACAGATAGCTTAGTTTATTTTGGCGCTGATGAAACAGATGACTACTATAAGAGCATTACAGAATTTAATGAAGAGAACGGAACGGCCGGTCATTCGATTTTATCTAATATATCAGTAGACCCATTATTTGATGGAGCTACATTTGAATTACTCTCAACTTCTCCCGCTATCGATGCAGGAGTTGACGTAGGTCTGCCATATTTTGGCAAAGCCCCTGATATTGGTGCTTACGAATTTACTGGTTTCCCGATAGCTACGACAGGTCTTGGATGGGAAAATCACTATGCAAAGAAAAACTTTAAAGATGATGTCAATTTTGAGAAAGGGTTTTCCGTTGAGGGTGTGCCGATAGTTTTTTCGGGGGGGGCACCTGTCAGTATTCCGGGACTTACAGCTTCATCATCAGAACTAAATATTCTTGATGGGGCTACAATTACGACTGATGAACTTAATTATCTTGATGGTGTGACAAGTGCTATTCAAACGCAGATAGATGCTCTTGTCCCTTACTCCGGGGCAACGACAGCCGTTTCACTTTCAACAGACGGAATAACTTATAGCTTATATGACGGAGCGACACAATTAGCCCCTGCTATCCCGGCATCAGGGCAGGGGGAATTGAGTGATTATGTACCATTGCTTGTTGATACTATCCCATTATTTGTCTTTGGTGGTGGTGGTGGCAATACAGGAGACACTACTGTCTTCACTACTTCAACTATTTATGGAGCATTTTTCAATGCCGGATCAGATACTTTGGTTGTAACAGAACTAAGAGCTTGCATGACACCCGTTAATGGTTCTGATACATTGGATATTGATATTCTTTGGGATGTTAATTTAAATGATGCTTCTCCTACGAAATTGAATACTACACCACTCCCGGTTAATTCTTCCACTACCGGGACGGTTGATACTGTTTTCGATAACGCAAAGATACCTCCGGGCGTTTGGGTGTGGTGTGAAACTCCGGCTGTTATTGTCGGGAGAAAGCCTACTTTATTGATAGTACAGCTTTCAGGCTATAAAATACCAACTTACTGATGAAAAGGATTATTACATTTATATTATTCGCACTTCTTATTCTTCCTCTTGAGGGGCAGATAGGAAGGTATCCGTTTTATACAGTAACGAGTCCTTCACCTTATTGCATTGAATATCAAGCTGTCATGGCTGCTATGACAACTGATCCATCTAATGATATCAAAGATTATCAGAATACAATGGTTGAAGCCTTAATTGCTGGTGGTTATTGGGCAAGAATGGATCAATTATTAATTACTGCCACGGAGGTAAATACGGGTGGAGAAGCATTGATTAATTGGATTAATCCGGGTACTTATGATGCTGATAATGTTGATGCAACAGCATGGACAACACTTGAAGGTTATACAGGAGATGCGACGGCTGATTATATTTCTACTAATCTTAACCCCGGCGATGGGGGATCATATAATTATACTTTAGATGATGGTACAATAGGGATTTATCTTAGAACAGATTTGCTAGAAGATATATCTGTCTGCGGATCTTTTGATGGTACTACAAATAATAGAATTTCATTAACACCACATGCTACAGATAATCTGTATTACATAAGAGTAAATCAGAACACATCAGGAGTCCTTGTGGGGATTGCTGGGGCAGCAACAGGATTACATGTTATTACAAGGACGGCTTCTGACACTGTGTCTTATTATCGTAATGGGGGATTAGTTAAAACAGATACATATGCTTCTTCTGCAATACCAAACATGGAATTATGCGTTTTGCGTATGAATGGAGCAGGTTTTTATAGCGCACATCAATTTTCTATATATTTTGTTATGGATGGTATAGATAGTACGGATGCTGCTGCTTTAAATACTATTTTTGAAACATATATGGATGCAATAGGAACGGGGGTTGAATGAAAAAACTAATTATAATACCATTTTTATTTATCTGCTTATCTTTATCTGCTGCAACTTATTATGTTGCAACTGATGGAGATGATGGTGATCCCGGCACGTTAGCCCAGCCATGGGCTACATGGCAAAAAGCCTTTACAAGTACATCTGTAAACCCGGGTGATACAGTTTATTTTAGAGGGGGAGTATATCCGATTAGTATAACAGATGGGAGTGGTATCAGAGTTACAAGAGATGGCACAGCGGAAAACTGGATATATTACTGGGCATATCCCGGAGAAACTCCGATATTAGACTGCGAAGATGCATATGCAAGCGGGACAGGTCATAATACAGCACTAATCTGTCAGGCAGTATATTGCGTTCATTTTAAAGGACTGACAGTAAGAAATGTCTTTCAGAGAGAGACCTATGGCGAACCATATAATGGACAATCATACGGTTGGAATATTAGTGAAGCTTGGGGGTCTGTAAAAACAAATGTAATCCTTGAAAATTGTACTGTACATGATGTGCATGGTTCGGCATTTATAGCAGATCATTGGGGGCCTGTTCATGGGGCGGGAGGAGGTTCAATTACTTTTCTAAACTGTGATGCTTATAATTGTTGTGACTATTGGACTGATCCCGACCCTGCTGCCGGAAGGGGCGGACATGGCACTGGCTTTAGTTGTTGGAATGCTTATGGGATAGATGGATATACTTATTTAATAGGGTGTCGGGTATGGAATTGTTCTGATCAAGCCTATTCAGTAGGAGGTGAATCTTTTATTACGATGGATGGATGTTGGTCTTTTAATAATAGGGCTTATTTGAACGGAGAAGGCAATGGATGTAAAATGGGATGGACAAGCCAATCGGTAGATGCTGTCAGGCTAAGAGTTCAAAATTGTATTTCTGCATACAATAGTGGATGGGGGTTTCATACTAACGATAATAATTACCCGAATGTAAGATGGATGAATCTTTCCAATAATACGTCTTATAAAAACAACTATTGGGGTTTTGGAATTTTCAACACTTCAGCAAGTGATGAAGAAGAATTACACAGGGTTTTTAGAAATAACATAGCTTATAAGAATACCATTGACGAAGTTCAAGTTGCTACGGGTGCTCTTTATTCTCATGATCATAATAGTTGGGACATACCAATAACATTAACAGATGCTGATTTTGTAAGTCTTGACAGTACAGGCATAACAGCACCCAGACAAGCAGATGGTTCGTTACCGGATAACGACTGTTATAACTATTTTCTCAGACCATCTTCATCTTCTCAGGCTCTTAATGCTGGTACTGATGTAGGGCTGACCTATGATGCTGATTCAGTGCTTTGGGATACTCCACCGACTATCGGGGCTTTTGAATATGTTACACAAGATCCTCCAGTTGAACCTACCCTTGCTGATGTGGTTACATATAAGCCACATTGGACATCTTCGTCCACAGCTTCGACAGGAGGTTATATCGCAGATGATGGAGGAGCAGAGATAACAGCAAGGGGGGTATGTTGGAATACAACAGGCACTCCTACGATAACAGACTCAAAGACTTCAGATGGTACAGGTGATGGAGCTTTTTCAAGCACTATGACAGGGCTATCTTATGGGACTGTGTATTATGTCCGAGCTTACGGCACAAATAGCGCAGGGACAGCCTATGGTAGTGAGATGACATTTCGCACAATAACATTACAACATTCTGGAAAGATAATAATGCATAATGGTAAAATAATAACAATTGATTAAGTCATTTAATAAAAAATATTATGAAAAACTGGGTATTATTTTTTCTTGGAACATTGGCCTACTTTCTTTATCGCTTCATCAAGCGCAAAGAGAAAAGACCTGATTTTAGTATTCATTTCTGGATAGAGGATAACTGGCCGGAGCTGTTATTTGCTTTTATATTTGATTTGGCAGCCATGCTCATATTACTGGATTCGGATACGGCTATTGACCTGTCGCAAATAGCATGGTTCCCCCTGTGGCTGGACCTGCCTGTTAAACTTGCCGGATCGTTCATTTTGGGCTATGGTGGCGGATTAGCTGTATATAATATTTTTAAAAAGAAAGTTAAACGTGAAATAGATAAAATATAATCATGGCTGAGTGTATTCATGAGGATAGTATCCAGATGCTAAAAAAAGAGATTTACGGCAACGGGGAAAAAGGGCTTGCGAAATCTGTAGCTATACTATCAGATAACGTCAAAGACCTTAAAAAGACAACTGAAGACCTGCGAACAAGTGTATCCGGTCTGCACAAATTTATGGATGAGACAACAGGATATAAAAAACATATTGACAGGACAGCTCCCTGGATCGCTATACTGATAGCAGGATTGGCTCTCTCTTTTACTATCTATCAAAATGTTAGGGTCAATAAATTACAGGAGGAGCAGATATATACCGAGTGGAAAATGAATTTTAAAGTTGACAAAGAAGCAAAAGATATATCACCAATAACAAGAGGGGGAACTGATAGTGACAAGATACAGCCAGACATCAAAAAATAGACTTGCTACATGCCATACGGATTTACGGGTCCTTTTTGGGCATGTGATACAGAATTTTGATTGTACCATTGTCTGCGGACATAGGGACAAAGAAGCGCAAGATAAGGCTTATGCAGAGGGGAAGAGCCAGTTGAAATACCCATGCAGCAAGCATAATAAGATACCTTCACTGGCTGTCGATGCTGCACCTTATGAGGCAACCGGTATCGACTGGACTAAAAGTCAGATGCTTTTCTTTGCGGGGTATGTCAAGGGGATAGCTGACCAGTTATATCAATCAGGTGTTATGAGTCACAGGATACGCCTTGGCGCTGACTGGAATATGAACAATGATATTGATGATGAAACCTTTTTAGACGTTTGTCACTTTGAATTAATAATGTAAAAATGAAAAATATGTGCTTTGCAAAACTATTCAGAAAAAAACTAAAACCACCGGACTGGCCACACAGCAACAAGGTAGCCCTTCTGTTTGGTATCAACGACTATAGAGGACGTGACAAGGATCTGCGCGGATGCCTGAATGATCTCGAGTTGGCAGCAGACAAGCTTACAGGCTTTCAGGTAAGGATGTTTAAAGACAGCCAGGTAACAAAAGCTAATTTTCTGGCTCAGGTAAACTATGTACTGGCAAACGCGCTACCCGGCGATGTTATTTGTATCCACTACTCAGGACACGGGACATATGTCAGGGACCGCAACGGGGATGAGATTGACGGTTACGATGAAGCCTTATACCTCTATGACGGCCCATTAATTGACGACGACTTAAACCATGCACTGAGGGCGACACCAGAAGGCGTCACTGTCGTACTGCTACTTGACAGTTGTTTTAGTGGCACCGCCACACGTAATATTTATTCAAAAGGCAGGTTTTTGCAGTACGAGCCAGTAAAAAAAGAACATATCAGGGTGAAGAGAAAATTTTACGACTATATGTCCTGGATAGTACTTTCAGGCTGCGCAGAGAATCAGACTTCATGTGATGCAAAAATAGACGGGCGCTATCATGGAGCATTTTCATATTACGCTTTTCACACACTAAAAGGTGATATGACATATCGCCAGTGGCATACAAAGATAAGAGAATACCTGCCCTGCCGTGACTTTGACCAGGCACCAACACTCGAAGGACCGGAAGAGTTGGTAAATAAAAAGGTGTTTACTGTTGAAAAGAAGTAAGATAATGCCATTTAACAGTAGTATATAAATAATAAATTGCAGGAGCTTATTAATAATATTATTAATTAAAAACATTACACAATGAGCAAACTTTCGAGAAATGTTTACAACCGTGAAGTACCCACGCGCAACCTGATAACAACCGTCACAGGTATTATCACCTTGCTACTGGCAGTACTGGTAAGCCTCGGGGTGTTAACACCCGAACAGCAGGGAGACCTGCAGACCCATGCCTTCACTATCGTTGATGGTGTAGTAGCAATATGGGGGGCTGTCACATCTATTATCCTGATGTTCAAAGCTACGGATGGATAGAACAAAAACCGTCTCCCGGTTAAATGCCGGGAGACATTAACCTTTAAAAAACACACACAATGAAAAAGATATTCTTGTCATTTATATTACTTGCTGCATTTGCTTTGTGCACTACGGCACAGGATAAGTTCAAAGACTTCTTCGGGCCGGTAGATAATGAACTGTTTGCCGCAGTAGACGGGCAGCGTGCGCCGTCATCTATCTGGCTGTTTCGCCCGGTGGTGACATTAACAGCCATGCAATTCAATTTGCAGAAACCTGAAGTTACCGTCTCGTCGCTGTCGTCACTTGGCACAGGGCTAAGTTATAGCCATTTCGTGGAGCGCAACAACGAGCCTTATTGTAATTATGCTTTTAACTTACTGGCGCTTTTCGGTACAGAGATAGCAGACGTCTCACCGGTTAACCTTTCACTTGCTGCAACAGTATCAGCATATCAATACATTAACGTCGGGGCAGGGTATAACTTCGCGAATAAGCATTTCTTTATTTTGACAGGAGTACAGTTTAACTTTAATAAATGAAGCTATGAGCATAGGAGGATTAAATGCGGCAGTGCAGTTTTTGAAGATTGCAAACCAGCTCGGAGGAGGGGCAGGGGGAGGATATAAAATTGTCAATGCAGAATTAACAACTTATGTTACTGGATTGACAACTCCGTTAAGTGATGAACAGCTGGAGAAAATTGATACATTTTTAACATATTACAAAACTCACGATGGATTAACTAACCTCTCCGATGCTTACGATGTAATGTATTACTTAGGCAACGAGACAGCCGAGAGTTCACTTCGCAATCTTGTCAAGCGTGCGCACGATGCTGTGGCTGTCAATAGTCCTGCATTCACGCCTTATGAAGGATGGACAGGTGATGGGATAAGTTCATATATTGATACAAATTATAATCCTGCCACGCAGGGGGTTAATTTTGTACTAAATGATGCAAGTTATGGATTTTATTCAAGGACTATTGGGAGTGGTATAGTAATGGCCCCCGGTTCAGGAAACACAAGGATATTATTTTATATGGGAAATAGAATATATTGGTCTATTAATGGTGCTATACCAGATTCTTATCATTCTTATGGCGATGCTGATGGAATGTATATATTAACTGGCGATAATGTATCAGCAAAGTCAGATTTATATAGAAATAAAATTATATTAGATACAACTACCGGGTCACAAACCACTGTAGAAAATGGTAATTTTTGGTTACTTGGAAGAGGTACTTATTATTCAACAAAACAACTTTCATTTGCTTTTGCAGGCAAATATCTTGACAGTACAAGTGTTGGCTATTTAACAGACGACTTTGAAGCATTAATGGACAGTAACGGGAGGGGAGTGCTATGAGAAACTACATTATAATATCAAAAGAGCAAGCCGACAAGATAAGAGGCAGACACGGTAAGTATTCAGCCATCGAACCAGTGCCAAGCCCTGACGGCAATTACCTTGTACCCGAAAGATGCTTAGATGATCCGGATTTAAAAGATATAAAAATACGGATTGAAGAAACTATTCATCCGGATAGGTCTAATGTTCAGGACATTCTTGACCTTCCGGAAGTTGGACAAGCAGTTGAAAAGGATCGTATTTACCGATATGGTAATGATGACGGCTTCCCTCCATTGGTTATTGCAAGACAGGATCATAATAGAATGGACTTTGCACCTCAATTAACTCCCGCTCTATTTACTTTTTTCCGTGAGAATACAGACGAACTTGAATGGATTCCAAACGAGTTAGTCGAATTAGGATGGAAGCGAATGTATAACGATAAACAGTATGAAGTTATTCAGGCACACATGACTGTTATAGGTCAAACACCTGACTTAACTCCGGCTCTGTGGAAGTTGGTTCCTGGTGAAGATATACCTGTTTGGGTTCAGCCAACCGGAGCGCACGATGTCTATATGAAAGGTGACAAAGTACACTTTCCAACCATTGACGATCCGGTATATGAAAGTCTGATTGATAATAATAGCTGGTCGCCAACTGTATATCCTCAAGGATGGATAATGCTATGAAATCCATAATAACCATTGTTTTGATTCTGGCTTTCTGGGGTGGGTGCGCACTACAATAGCAGTACAATTAAAAAACTAAGGGAGAACCAACCATGCTGATTCTCCCTTCTTTTGCTGTCGGGATGATCTGACTCGAACAAACGACCCCTTGCACCAATAGGCTCAGCCACTATTTTATTACTTCTTTCATCCATATTTACTGCATTTTAACATATTTACTGCAAATTTGTACTAACTTTATTTGGTTTTACTGCAAAAAAGCATTACATTTACTGCAAAGAATTAACCAAATAAATGTAAATAAAATGAATAAAACAAATGTATCAAGTGAAAAACTACAAGAGATCAGGCAGTTACTCCCATGGGGAGCGCAGACCTTGATCGCAAAGCGACTGAGCACAAAGGAGAATAAAATCACTCCACAGGATGTTAACAGGTCGCTTCATGGCAGAAACTTAAGGCACGGAGAAGTAGCCGCAAGGGATATTATAATGGCAGCCCTGGAGATAATAACCGACCAACAGGCAGAGAATGCCCGCGTAAATAAAGCAGTGGATGATGTTATCATTGCTGCTAAAAAGAAGTAAGGATCATAAAAACCTATCAAAAAAGAAGCAATGAAACTACAAATGATTGAAATAAAAGACGGGGCCGGTAATTGGATATATGTTCGCCGGGTAAAAGATGATGGAAACTCGAAACATATAACAGTTCTGGGATATGGTAATGCTCTTAGAACAAGAGACGAGGCCATTGAGAGAGCCAGGGAGATAATGAGGTTCTATCTGGAAAACAATGGACCTGAAAGAGTAATCCTAGAAATAGAGATCGACCACAAGTAACAATAAATAAATTAAAGAGATGAAAATTACATTAACACAGCTTCGGCTTCAGAATTTCAAAGGTGCAAAAGACCAGACTATTGAGTTCACGGACAGGACTTCAATATATGGACAAAACGCATCAGGCAAAACAAGAATCTTCGATGCATTTGCATGGTTACTTTTCGGCAAAGACAGTGACGACCG